TCAGGCGGCGAGACCTGCCCACACTTTGCCCACATCTGCCGCTGTCGCACGCTCATCGAGTCGGTTGGCGACGTCGTCGAGGTCGTCGTCGAACAGGTCGGCGTATGTGTCCAGGGTCATCGCTGCGGACTTGTGCCCGAGCATTCTCTGCACGGCCTTGACATGGGCGCCGGAGCTGATGGCGAGCGACGCCGCGGTGTGGCGCAGGTCGTGCGGTGTGAGCCGCTCGAGGCGCGCCTCTTCGGTCGCGCGTGCGAACCACGACCCTGCCCCTTCGCTGGTCTTGGCGCGACGCAGGTAGTGCCCGCTCGCGTCGCCGAACACCAGATCGCCCTTCGACTTGTCCGCGCACTGTCGCTCGAGCGCGGTCCCGAGGAACGCGGGGAACGGCACGGTGCGCTTCTCCCATGACTTCGGTGCGCCGACCTCGATCACTCCGTCGACCTCCACGGCCGCGCGGTTCACGTGCACCCGCCGGCGGAGCATGTTCACGTCGGAGACGCGGAGCCCGATCGCCTCGCTCCACCGGAGCCCGCAATACGCGAGCACCAGTGTGAGCGTGGCGAGGGTGTGGTCGTGCGTCGCGGCCGCGAGCCGCACGACCTCGGCATCGGTAAGGTAGCGCCGCTGCTTCTGCGAGATCTTCTTTGGCAGGTTCCGTGCTCCGCGGGCCGGGTTCTTCGAGATGCGGCGATCGCGAACGGCGACGTCGAGGATGCCCGCGAGGACGCCGAGCGCTCGGAGCACCACGGTCGCGGATCGCGGGCCGGTGGTGTTGCGGCGCACTCGCTGGCGATCGGTGATGGCAGTTCCCGCGCTCATCTCGGAGATCCACCCCTCGACGGCGGAGGGCTTGATGTCCCCGACGGGGGTGTCGCCCCACCGGGGCTTCACGTGCACGTTCCAGGACGTCTCGAGCGAGTGATACGAGGACGGCTTGAGGCCCTTCTTCGTGAGCAGCCATGCGTCGCCGAGGGCGCCGACGTCGACGCGCGAGTCCTTCGGGTCGAAGTACTCGCCGGTCGCCTTCGAGACGGTGACCGACGCGAGGAACAGCTCCGCTTCCTTCTTCGTGCGGAAGCCACGCTTGTCGGTCTGCGACTTATCCGGCTTGCGGTAGCGGACCCTGTAGCGGCGTCCCTTCGCAGTGTCGTAGGGCGTGATTGAGCCGGCCATATCAGGCGACCTCGACGCGGTGGTGCCACTGCCCGGCACCCATCCGGGCGTCGACGTACGTGGTGTCGCCGATGCGCTGCAGGAGGCCCTGGTACGCCTTCACGATGCTGGTCATCACACCGAGGTCGAGCGCGATCCCGGTCGGGCGGCCGTCGTTCACCATCTCGAAGTACCGGTAGTCGTCGTGGTTGATAAGCCGGAGCGCCGCCCATTCCTCGGCGCGACGCTCCTGCTTCGCGTTCACGGGCCCGAACTTCGAGGGAACGTCGCCCCAGAGTGCGTGCGCGAGCTCGTGCGCGAGGACGCTGCGGTGATGGCGGCCGTGCATCCCTGGGCGGAGGTAAATCACGCGACGGGCATGCACGTACTGGCCGTCGCGGTCAGCGGGGAGTTCGCGGTATTCGATGCGGACGCCGAGGGCGTCGGCGAAGTCAAGGAGTCTCTGGTCGATGGGGCTCATTGCTCGTCCGTGGGTTCCGTTTCCGCCGGCCGTGCGACCGCGGGCAGTTCCTCATCCTCATCGGAGCCTCGGACATCGCGAGTGGGGAACTGGTGGATCGTCGCTTCGGTCACGGCCTCGCTGATCGGCTTGTCGAAGAGGGAGCCGGTGTCGGTCATGCCGAGCCGGCGGCCGACCTCGAGCACCAACGCCTCGTCTGTCGCCGCGTGGAGGGCGTTCTCGACGTCGCTGATGCCGATGTCCTCGGGAGCGAGGTGCCCGGTTGCGAGCAGGTCCGCGAGGACCGGGCGCTTGTAGGCGTACGAGATCGATCGCACGAGTTCGAACGAGAGGGAATCGTCGTTCGCCTGACGGTTCAGGGTCGCGTGCGTGGTGCCGATTTTCCGTGCCACCTCGCGGATTGAATCAGAGCCGCGGACAGCGTCGAGCCACTTGATGGTGTCGTTCATGTCTCAAGTTTGATCCATAACTGTCACGCGCGCAAGCCAATTTGATCGCCGGCTTGACAACATGGAACGCCAGAGTGACAGTTGGAACATGAACAATCCAACTGGTGAGGCAGAGATCCGGCCCGTCGCTGTCATCCGCGATGGACTGCTCGATCGCCTCAAGACTCAGTCCGGCATCAAGTCCGATGAAGCCTTCGCTCGTCTGATCGGCGTGAGCCGCCCGACCCTCGCTCGCTACAAGGCCGGCGAAGAAGTTTCGATGCGCGCAGCGGTCGGAATCGCACTCGCGTTCGGCCTCGGCCTCGGCGAGGTCGTGGAGATGCGCGGCGACGAGAGTGCCATGGCGGTCGCATCATGAACAACGTCACCCCGCTGAAGCCGCGGCCAATCTCTGAGACGCCGCGCTACCTCTCGCCTGAGCAGGTGTGCGAGCTCGTGCCCGGCATGACGGTCGCGAACCTCAAGGACCTCCGAGCCTCGGGGAAGGGCCCGCGCTACAGCAAGCCGACCGGGGACCGCGGACACATCACGCTCTACCGGGAAGCCGACATCGTCGCCTGGGTGGAGGCCGCTTTCGTGAAGACGCGGGAGCAGTCATGACTTCCGGATCGTGGGGATCCGGGACGCCCACTGGGGAAGGGGCACCTACGGGACGGCGCGCGGCCGGGGACAACGCGCCGTCCCGTATCGGTTCGGCCCGCGTCGTCATCGGCATGGCGTCCCTGAACCTCACGATCCTCTGCGTAGTGCTGGCCCTCATCGCCGGCGTCGCGAACGGACTGCTCGTCCTCGCCACCATCTTCGCCGCGGTGTTCGCGTGGGCCGCCGGCGCATTCTCCAGGAGCTTCTGGGACTGATCACCGCCGCGCTGCCGCCTCACCATTCATCCACCTTTCAGGAGTCACAATGTCAACCACCACTGTCGTTCGAGTCGATCCGAAGACGCTGCTCGTCGGACCCAACGTCCGCAAGGAGGTCACCCTCCGCCCGGAGTTCGTCGCCTCCATCCGCGAGCACGGCGTGCTCGTTCCGATCCTCGCCCAGGAGACCACCGACGGCCTCGAGGTCGTCGACGGCCAGATGCGTACCCTCGCTGCGGTCGATGCCGAGCTGGTCGACGTGCCGGTGTTCGTGCAGCCGCCGGCCGTTGACGACGCGGCGCGCATCGTCGAGCAGATTGTCGTGAACGAGGACCGCGCCGGGCTCACTGCGCCCGACCACGTCGCGGCGATCGCGCAGCTCGCGCTCGACTTCAAGATGCCGGCTGCCGAGATCTCGAAGCGCACCGGCGCGAGCAAGGAAAGCGTTGCCGCTGTCATCACGACCTCGAAGTCGAAGGCAGCGACGGCCGCAGTCGGACGGGAGGGCGTCACGCTCGAGCTCGCCGCGAAGATGGCCGAGGCTGAGTTGACCGACGCCGAGATCGAACGCGTGCTCAGCACGAGCTATAACCGCGAGTACCAGATCCAGGTCGTGCTCGACCAGCGCAAGCGCGCGGCCGAGGTCGAGCGACTCACGGAGAAGCTGCAGGCCGACGGTGTGGCGATCGCCGCGAAGCCTTCGCACGGCGAGTACAGCCCGGGGGAGAAGAACAAGCACCGCTACCTCGGCGACCTCGTCGACGCGACGACCGGCAAGAAGATCACTACGGCCAAGCACGCGACCTGCCCCGGCCACGCCGCGTTCGTCGGCGTCCGCGGGTACAGCGGACCGGTCGAGATCCACTACCTGTGCACCGACCCGTCGAAGCGCGGACACCGCGACGCGAACCGAGTCGCCCCGGCGAAGCTCACCGATGCCGAGCGCGCCCGCAAGGAGATCGAGAAGCAGCGCACCGCAGCGTGGCCGACCGCCACGGAGGTTCGTCTGGAGTGGGTGCGCGAGCAGCTGCTCACGCGTCGCACCGCCCCTGCCGGGTGGGAGCTGCTCGCCGTGCACGACTTCGCCGAGCGCCACCAACGGACATGGCAGTCCGGCGCCCGCGCGGCGCTCGTGCTGGTCCAGGCTCCGGCGGCGGACAACGATTGGAACACCTCGACGACGCTCGCCGAATGGGCGGCGGCGAAGCCGATCAACGGGTGGCGTGCAGCGCTCGCCATGGTGATCGCACGCCACGAGGACGTGCTGACCACCGGCCCCTCGTGGGCGAAGGCCTCGGCGACGTACCTGCAGCTGCTCGCCAGCTGGGGCTACGAGCTCAGCGAGGTCGAGCAGGGCATCATCGACGACGCCGCGGCCGCCGCCGAGCTGAAGGCCGCAGCATGACCCGCCTGCAGGTCCGGCGCCCCGCCACGCTGCGCCGTCGCCCGCTTCGCGCTCGCCGCCTCGCAGTCACGCACGAAGTGCCGATCGAGTACTCGGCGCCGGAGCCCGCACCGCGATGGCTCGTCATCGGCACCGGAGCGCTGGGCGCTGGCGTGATCGTCGAGCTCATCGCCGGGCTAGCGGTGATGTACGGATGATCGCCGTGGGCCTGGACCCGTCGCTCACATGCACGGGAGTCGCGATCGCCACCGACGGCGAGATCCTCACGCGTCGCGTGGTCTCGCCGAACCTCGGGAAGAGCCTGCTCGCTCGTCGCAACCGGATCCGTCGCGCGGTCGAGGGCATCCTCGCCCCGATCCCTGCGCGCGTCGACGTGACCGTGATCGAGGTGCCGCACTCGCGCCAGCAGTTCGGCGCGCAGAACGAGCGCATCGCCCTCTACTGGATCCTCGTGGACCAGTTGCTCGCCCGCGGACCCGTGGTCGAGGTCGCCCCGTCGCAGCGCGCGAAGCTCGCGACCGGCAGAGGGCGCGCCACGAAGGAAGACGTGGTCGCGGTCACACGTGCCGCATTTCCCGAGGCCCAGATCCCGGACGACAACGTCGGCGACGCCGTAGCCCTCATGTGGGCCGGCGCCCGCTGGGCCGGCGCCGAGACGCCCACCTACCTCCCTGGCCAGGAGGAAGCGTTCTCGCGCCTCGCCTGGCCGACCCGCTCCACAACACCGACCCACTGAGAGGAACCACCAATGGTCAAGCTCGCCCCCGCACTCCCCAAGGAGTACGACGACAACGGCCTCGAGTCGAACACCCGGCATCTGCTGGAGGTCTACCCGAGCCAGAAGTATCTCCCCATCGTCGCGCTCGTCCGCACGAAGGAGATCACCCAGAACGAGCACTTCGAGCGCGTTCCGAAGATCGAGCTCGTGCACGTCGAGATCGCCGTCGATGGCGACGACCAGGACGCCGTCCGCGAGCTGATCAAGCAGCTCCACGACGCCCGGGTCCAGCACATCAAGCAGCCCCTCGACCTGCCCGACACCGACGAGCCTCCCGTCCTCGCTCAGCCCCTCGAGCTGACCGCGAGCAGCGGTGAGTACTACGTCCGCCTCATCGACCAGGAGGGCAGCAAGTTCTCGATCGAGCTGCGCGCCCCGTCCGGTGCGCTCGTCCTCACCCGCAGCGCCCTGCCGCGCGAGGACTACGGCGAGCTCGTGCCCGGTGACTACCAGGTCGCTCAGCTCGGCGGCGAGATCGGTCAGCTCGCGACGCTGCTCGTCCAGGAGTTCGAGCAGGGCTTCACCCAGGACGACGACGTCGTCGACGCCGAGGTCCTCGACGAGGACGCAGACACCACCCGCGAAACCAGCCAGGAGGCATGACCATGAACAACGCCGCACGCATCACACCGATCGACGCGACCACGCCGAAATCGCTCGAGATCAAGGAGCGGCTGATCGCCCGCCGCGCCGTTCTCCGCGCGGATGCCGAATACATCGCGGGCGAGCTCGCCGCCATCGATGGGCAGCTGATCGAGCTGCTCGGCGGCGAGGTCGGCACACACGATGTCGGCGACGCGAAGGTCCAGATCAAGGAGTACTCGCGTCTCGACACCAAGTGGATCGAGACCGAGTATCCGGCAGCGAACTACCCGCAGCTCTACAAGACCACGATCTCCGTCGACAACGACGCCGTGAAGAAGCAGTTCGCGCCGGCTGTGCTCGCAGAGCACCAGGTGCGCGGCGCGAAGTCCGTCGTCATCAAGTAGCACGACCGCCGCAACGGCATACACACCGGGTTCGAGTCCCGGGGCGGCACCAGAACACCAACAAGGAGAGGACCCGATCATGCCGAACACCCTGACCTACACCGGGACGCTCGTCATCACGTCATGCTGGTGCGGCATCCGCCTCGCGATCCCCGAGGATCTGCACGCGATCGCCCGCCGCAAGGGCACCGCTGTGTTCTGCCCCCTCGGGCACGAATTCGTCTACGGTGACACCGAGGTCGACCGGCTGAAGCGTGAAGCCAAGGAGGCCAACGAGCGCGCTGCTCTGCAGGAGCGCCAGGCCGGGTTCGCCCGGGCCTCCCGGGACGCCGCGTGGGACCAGGCTCGCGCTGCCGAGCGTTCGGCGGCCGCCTACAAGGGCCACGCCACACGCCTCCGCAACCGCATCGCTAACGGTGTCTGCCCGGTCGCCGGATGCCGCCGCCACTTCGACAACGTCCAGGCGCACATCGAAGGCCAGCACCCCGAGTGGGCAGCAGAGCACCCCGAGGTGCTGTCATGACCATCGGCAGCATCCTGACCGAGATCGGTCGCGAGCGTGGCGCGCAGGACGCGAAATGGGGCGCACCGAAGAACGTCCCGAATGGCACCGGCGCCGATGGCAGCCTGCTCGGCTACTCCTTCGGCGAGCTGCGCGACATGATGCAGTCCGCCGTCGACAACATGGCCGCTCGCCGCGAATCGACGATGGCAGCGGTGCTGCTTGAGGAGGTGTTCGAGGTCCTCGCCGAGAGCGACGACGAGCGCGTGCGAGAGGAGCTGATCCAGGTTGCGGCCGTCGCCGCCAAGTGGGTCCAGATCATCGACGAGCGCCAGGACGGGGGCGCGGCATGACCTCCGTCGAGGATCTCTACCTGGGCGTGATCAAGGACGGCATCACCCGGCACCCACGGTCGCTGCAGAAGCGCATCGGCCCGTCCGAGATGGGGCGCCCGTGCGATCGCTGGATCCTGCACAAGCTCAACGGAGACGGCGAGCCCGACCGGGGCCCCGCGTGGAAGCCTGCCGTCGGCACGGCGATGCACGACCAGCTCGAGCGCTGGTTCGACGCTGCGAACCGTGGCGGGGGAGAGGTCGACCGCACGGAGTGGATCACCGAGTGGGAGGTGACCGTCGGGCAGATCGGCGGCCAGCCCATCACCGGCCACTCGGACCTGTTCCACGTTCCGACCGGGACGGTCATCGACCACAAGGTCGTCGGCCCGAAGCAGCTCTCGAAGTACCGGCTTCACGGTCCGAGCGAGCAGTACCGCGTGCAGGCGCACCTGTACGGCAAGGGCTTCACCGACGACGGGGGATGGGGACCGTGCCGCGCCGTGGCGATCGCGTTCCTCCCGCGCGACGGAGAGCTCTCCAGCGCCTACTTTTGGAGCGAGCCGTACAACCCGCACATCGCGGCCGAGGCGTTGCTCCGCAACAACCGGCTCCGCACCATGCTCACCGTCGTCGGCATCGACGCTGCGCTCGCCGCATCGCCGCTCTGCGACGACCAGTGGTGCACGTGGTGCCGCGCGGAGAAGCGCGCCCAGGACCGCGCGGCGGGCGCTTCGCTGTTCGACATCGGCGAGCTGCGCGTCGTGCCCGAGCCGGCCGCACCGGCCCCTCTGCGCGCGCTGCCGAGCGTGCCGGCCCCCGCGCCCCAGGAGCGGCCGGGCGCGCACCTGTGCGACGACTGCGGGCTCCCGCTCGCGCCGTCCGTGGTGGCCGATGGCCACACCATCCACCCGTCCTGCATTCCTGCATTCCCCCCGGCTCCACGGCCGGTTCAGGCGGCGCCGCAGCCAGCGGCGATCGCACCCGTCATCAACCTGTTCGACCGCTGAAAGACCAACCAAGGAGAAGACCATGTCCCTTTTCGAATCCAGCAGCAAGGGTGTCAAGTTCGACACCGTCGGCGCCAGCGTCCAGGGCACCGTGAAGTCCGCACCGCGCGAGCGGCAGCAGACGAAGTACGGCACCCAGGAGCCGGACTTCTGGCCCAATGGTGACCCGAAGATGCAGATCCTCGTGGACCTGCAGACCGAGCAGCGCGTCGATGCGAATGACGATGGCGAGCGCACGCTCTACGTCGCGTCGAAGAACATGAAGCGCGCCATCGGTGAGGCGATCCGCGCGGCCAACGCGTCGGACATCGCGCCGGGCGGCGTGCTGACCGTCACGTACGTCGGCAACGACCCTGCGTCGAAGAACCCCGCGAACCCGGCGAAGCTCTACCAGGCGCAGTACACGGCCCCGAGCTCCGCGTTCGTGCAGCAGCCCGCGGCCGCGCCCGTCCAGCAGCAGCCTGTGCAGCGGGCGCCGGCTCAGCAGCAGTTCGTTCCGCAGCAGCAGTTCGTCCCGCAGCAGGCCCCGGCCGCTGTGCCGTCGGCTCCGCAGCCCGTGCAGCAGCAGCCGGTCGCGCCGTCGGAGGCGCAGTGGGCGACGCCGCACGCGCAGCCGATGCAGCACGCCGGTGGGCTCACGAGCGAGCAGGTCGCGCAGCTCCACCAGCTGCGCGGCGCCGGCATCCCGGAGGCGACCATCGCCACCGCGATCAACGCGACCCCCGACGTGATCGCGCTGTACGACAACACCCCCTTCTGACTCGACTACCGCGCCGCTTCGGTCGCGCGGAATACGGACGCGACGCGTCCAGCCCTGCCACGCGGTGTGCAGCCTGTTCGAGACAGGCCAGGGCACATGAGATCACCAAATCACCTAGGTTCCTGCGTCTCTTCGGCTACACGCTGCGACTCGACGATGAGAAGTCGTCTTCGCAGAGCGTCCGCCCTGGAAGCGTCGATCCGCCGTGCCATGTCATCCCGCTGGAACTTCTCCGGGTCGGCAATCCAGCGTTTCGTGAGGTCATCGACATCGACCATGCTCGGAACCACCGTTTCTGTGTCGTCGACCGATATGCGGTCAATTGCAGCCTTCAACGCGCCTAGGAGGGCCGACGCGCCCGGTTCACCGGTCGCTCGGGCCCGGGTCGCAAGTTCTCGACCCGCGACCATTTCTTCGGGCGTGGCCGCTATACCTGTAGCAGCCCTAAACGCGTCATCAAGGAACCGGCTTCGGAGACGTTCACCGATCTCGAAGCGTTGCAATCTCCGTTCGCGATCGACGCGCTCTGAGAACTGCTCAGCGCGTTGGCTGTTCGCCTCTTTCAGGGCTGAGGCGCTCTGTTCCCATGCTCGTAGCGCAGCGGACTCTGCCTGCTCCGCTCGCTTCGCTGCCCTCAACGAGTCCGCGCGAGCTGCCCAGGCGATGATCGCCGAGGCGCCGCCCGCGAGTGCGCCGATCGTCGCGATGATGATGCTCCCAGGATCCATGCGCAGCACTCTACTGGTGGCACCGTGGTGAACGGCCTTCTCTCTACCGCGCTCGAGCTGCACGCGGCAGGGCTTTCCGTCGTGCCCGTTGCAGCCGACGGCACGAAACGCCCACGCATCGCGTGGAAGGAGTTCTCGTCCGCGGCCGCCAACGACGCGCAGTTGCGCGCCTGGTTCGACAACGACATGGATCAGGGCATCGGCCTCGTCACCGGCTTCGGCGACGTCGAGCTGCTCGAGGTCGAAGGCGTCGCGATGGCGATGATGGGCGAGGTTCTCGAGCTGCTCGACGGCACCGGCCTCCGCCCCATCTATGACCGCCTCGTCGCGGGCTGGTCGGAGCAGTCGCCGTCCGGCGGTCTGCACCTCATCTATCGCGTCGAGGGTGGCGCTGTCCCCGGCAACCAGAAGGTGGCGCAGCGTCCGAAGGACGAGGCCCCGTATCGGGAGACGCTGGCCGAGACGCGCGGCACCGGCGGGTTCGTCGTCGTCGCCCCGTCCGCGGGTGCCGTGCACCCGACCGCGAAGCCGTGGCTGCGTCTCGTCGGCGGCCCGGCCACGATGCCGACGATCACGCGCGAGGAGCGCGACCAGCTGCACGCCGTCGTGCACGCCGCCCTCGACACGATGCCCGCCGAGGAGACGGTCACGAGCGGGGGACCGGTCGACGCGAAGTGGTCGACGACGTTCCACGCGGCCGACGGCGACATCACCCCCGGTGATGACTTCGAGGCGAAGACCGACTGGTCCGAGATCCTCGTCGGCTGGGTGCACGTGTTCTCCCGCGGCGCGACGAAGTACTGGCGCCGGCCCGGGAAAAACGACGGCATCAGCGCGACGACCGGTCACGCCGGCGACCGCGATCGCCTGTTCGTGTTCACCTCGTCGACGGAGTTCGAGCCCGAGGTGCCGTACACGAAGTTCGGTGCATACACGCTGCTCAACCACCGCGGCGACCACGCGGCCGCAGCGAAGGCCCTCGCCGAAGCCGGCCACGGATACCGCGCACCCCGCGAGCTCACTCCGTCGACCCGCACGACCTCGACCGGGACGCAGCTCGCCGTCGTGGGTGCGACGGCGCCCGCGACCGCGCCCGCCGCGACCATCGGATCCGACAGCGCGGACCTCACCGACGACGGCAACGCCCGCCTCCTGGTCGCCGAGTACGCCGGCACGCTGCGCTACGTCCCCGACGCCGGCAAGTGGGTCACGTGGGAAGGCACCCGCTGGCAGTGGCACCCGGACGACGGGCCCGCGATCGAAGCGGCTCGCGACGTCATCCGCCGAATCCCGACCGACAACGCGCACCTGAAGGCGTGGCGGCTGAAGTCGATGCGTGCGCGCGCGATCGCGGACGCCGTGCGGCTGGCCCGGTCGACGCCGGCGATGCGCATCGCGGCCGCGGAGTTCGACCGTCACGCGTGGCAGCTCAATACCCCGGGCGGCGTCGTCGACCTGCGCTCAGGCGCGATCGCGTCGCCGACGCCGGCGCTGTTCCACTCGAAGCAGACGGCCGTCACCCCGGACGGGCAGATGAAGACCCCGCTGTGGGACAAGTTCCTGCAGACCACGTTCCAGTCGAACCCGCACCTCGAGCGGTACATGCAGCGCCTTGCCGGGCTGATGTTCATCGGTGAAGTACTCGAGCACGTGCTCCCGTTCGCGCACGGACCCGGCGGCAACGGAAAGGGCGTGTTCGCCGAGGTGCTCTCGGCGATCGCCGGCGACTACGCCACGTCCGCACCGCAGGGCTTCCTCGTCGTCGGACCGACCAAGCACCCGACCGAGCTCGCGATGCTGCAGGGCCGCCGCCTGGTCGTCACGTCCGAGATCAACGAGGACACGAAGTTCGACGAGGCGAAGATGAAGGCCCTGACCGGTGGCGACACGATCACCGCACGGTTCATGGGTAAGGACTTCTTCGACTTCAGCCCGTCGCACACGTTCCTGCTGCTCGGCAACAGCCAGCCGAAGGTCGAGACCGGCGGCGACTCGGTGTGGCGTCGCCTCCGCCTCATCCCGTTCACGCACTCGGTGCCTGAGGAAGACAAGATCGAGAACCTGCAGACGCGGCTCGTCGACGAGGAGGGCCCCGGGATCCTGCACTGGATCATCCAGGGCGCGGTCGACTACGCCGCCGACGGCCTCCGCACGCCCGACGTGGTCCTCGCCGCGACTGACACCTATCGGGCCGAGGAAGACCACATGGGCCGGTTCGTCGAGGACCGCTGCTCGATCGGCGGCGGCGACGTCGCCCGCGTGGAGATGAGCGAACTCCGCAAGGCGTACGACGTCTGGTGCCGGGAGCAGCACGAGGACGCGGTCAGCACGACCGCATTTGGTCGGCAGCTGAAGCAGCGCTTCAACATCGGCACGGCGAAGTCTCACGGCCGCCGGTTCTACACCAACGTCGTCCTCTACGCGCCCGAGGTGGAGGACGAGGGCGACGACCCGCGTGAGACCAGGTGGGATCAGCGATGACCGCAACCACGCCGCTGTTCATCACCTGTCCGCGCTGCAGCCGACAGGTGCTAGAGGTGCGCGCAGACTGGCAGCTCGGCGTCCTCATCGGCACGCCGCGCCTCGACGCCGTGCAGCTCGACCCGACCCAGATCACGGCGTGCATCCTGACCGGTCTTGAGCTGTGGCAGGTCCACACCTGGGCCGGGAAGACCGTCACGAGCCGCCGCTCACGCTGGTGGCCAACCGAACCCGTCGCCGGCACCACCGCGCCCCGCCACGCCTGCGGGCGCGTCTGGGACGCGCCCGCGCTCGACCTCGCCCCTGACAAAGCCTCGGCGCCCGAGAAGTGCCCGTTCTGAAGGAGATCATCATGACCGTCACTCGTCCCCACATGTGCGAGCTCCTGCTCGCGAAGGCCGAAGCCGACGACCACGGAACCGTGGCGATCGCCGTCGCACCCGGCCTGCCCCTCACCGTTGACGAGGCGCGCGAGTTCGCAGTCGAGATCATCGCGGCCGCCGACACCGCCGCCGCGTACCTCGCCGAGCAGGCAGCGCGAGGCGACCGATGAGCACCACGCCCGGCATCACCCTCACCTGTACCCACCTCGGGTGCACGAAGCGCAGCGTCGCGCGCCGGCTCTGCGCCGCGCACTACCAGGCGGCGTGGAAGGCCGGTGAGCTCGGTCAGCACCAGAAGCAGCCACCGCGGGTCCGTGCGCGCACGATCTGCCCGCCCGAGCACAAGCACAACGGGTCGCTCGTCTGCTACAACCTGCACCAGTGCCGGTGCGAGCCGTGCATCCAGCACCGCGCCGAGACCGACACCCGCCGCGCCAAGCTCAAGGCCTACGGCCGATTCGACACCGGCCTCGTCGACGCGGACCCCGTGCGCGAGCACCTGCTCATGCTCGGCGAGTTCGGTCTCGGCTACAAGCGCGTCGCCCGCATCGCCGGCGTCGGGGTGACCCCGGTCCGTAACGTCATTTGGGGGCGCCAGGACCCCGGCCCCCGCAAGGGCGAGATCCCGAAGCGGATCAAGCGGGAGAACGCCGAGAAGATCCTCGCGGTGAAGCCCGATATCAGCCTGCTCGCCGGCGGAGCCAGCATCCCGTCGCGCGGCACTCACCGCCGCCTGCAGGCGCTCGTCGCGCGCGGCTGGTCACAGTCGAAGCTCGCCGACCGCCTCGGCATGGAGCGCGGCAACTTCGGCCTGATGATGCAGCGGGCTCGTGTCTCCGTCGCCCTCCACCGCCAGGTCGAGGTGCTGTTCGATGAGCTCTGGGACCAGCTACCGCCGCGCACCGCCTGGCGCGACAGCACTGCCTACTCCCGCACGATCCGGTACGCCCGCGCGCGCCGCTGGCTCCCGCCCCTCGCATGGGACGACATCGACAACGACGCAGAACCGCCCGTGGTCGAGGACGAGGGCGGCATCGATGAGATGGCCGTTGAGCTGGCGATCGCTGGCGACGTCGTCCGCCTCACGCCCGCGGAACGCCGCGAGGCCGTTCGCCGGCTGCATGCGTCGCGCTGGAGCGACAAGCGCATCGCTGAAACCATCCGCTGCTCTGACAAGACCGTTATCCGCATCCGTGACGAGCTCGGGCTCGAGGCGTTCGATCAGAACGAGCTCCGGAATCGAGGTGCGGCATGACGATCCCGCTCGATGCCATCGACCCGGACGCCGCCTACCGAGAGTGGGTCGACCGGTTCCTCTGGCACGTCGACCAGCTGCCCGCCCTCGTCGAGACGACGGGCACGATCGCGCTGGCCGCTCGCGGCATCCGCGCCTCGCAACTCATCGAACGCGTATCCGGCGGTGGTTTCTACGACAACATCCCGCTCGTCGATGGACCCGAGTCCCGCAACGCGCGCGCCGTGTGGGACGCGCTCCGCGGCTACCTGGTCGTGGCATCGTCCCGACTCGGCCTCGAGGCGCCGGCACTGCCCGCCGGGCTGCCGGACGACGTCGAGATGGCGCGCGAGTGGTCATTCGCCGCGAACGCCTGGCTCTCCGACGTCGTCTACGAGATCCGCTCCTGGCCCGACCTCGACGAGCGCGAGGAGCAGCTCTTCCGACTCGTGCGGCGCGCGCGTCAGCGCCTCGACACGCACACCACCCGCCGATCCCGCCCGGAGCTCTGCACCCGCTGCGGTGAGCCCGGCGTGCTCATCGACTGGATCGACGGCCCTGACGGCCAGGCGTTGCTCTCCAAGGTCTGCGTCGTCTGCCGAACCAACTACACACCTACGGACGCCGTCGACGATGACCGGTAACTCACTTAGCGCCTGGGTCGTGCTGAGCTGCAGGGCGCTCTTCCCACAACACAAAGGGTCGCTCGTCAAAGGCAGCCGGGTTGTTCACCCATCGAGCTACGACGACCGGCACCGTTGCCCTGATGTGAAGCGCATTGATGTCCCGGTTGTTCGGGTCGCCGTCATTCGTCGCGTGGTCGATCGTTCCGGTTACCCAGCTGAGGAGCCTGTCGCTATTCGGCTGCGCCACCTCCGCCGCGATTGCCTCGGCGCTCTCGGTCCAGTGCGGCATGTTCCAGTTCTTCCCGGTCCGGACGTCGTCATGGCGAGACTCGTAGTACGCGATCACTGCATCTCCGAAGCGGCGTCGCTCCGCACGCAGCGCGAGATCCGTATTCTGCTTAGCAATCCGATTGGCGGCTCGAGCGGCTGCGACGGCCGCCCATCCGAGAAAGACTGTCGCCACGATTCCCGCCGCCGGAATGAGGTAGTCGCGCCAAAGGTCCGGGCGTGCGATCTGTTCAAGCCAGTAGGTCATGTCATCGAAAGCAAAGTGCATAGCCGCACTTTAGCGATCCGAGGGCGGCTTCCATGACCCTGCTCACCTACCGTGAAGCCGCCACCCGAGTCCGACGATCTCGCCGCACCATCCGCTACTGGAAGCTTCAGGGCATGCGCATGGGGTGGGAGCGGCGCGATGGACAGCTCGTGCGTGTCGTGGAAGAGGACGTCCTGCTCGCGTGGTGGCGCGACCGAATGGACAACGACCCCGTCTGGCAGAACCGGATCCGTGCGAAGATCCGCGAGCTACCCTCCCAGTCCACCCCAGGCAGCTGATCGCCACCTCAGAGAGATTGACCACGTCAACACCCCGGCGAAACCTCGGCTTGACTTTCGCCAAGTTCTGCACATGGCCAGCCTTCCCCCCGCAACCTTCAACGCGCGATTAAATCTCTTTTCCATTCACACCCTGTGTGCCCCGTTTTGCCCCGGAATTACGCGGATGTAATTCGAAATCCACAGGCTGTGAGCAACCTTTTCCACAGGGGTATGCACACCAACACGGGCATGTTCCGCACGTTGTCCACACTCTTATCCACAGGCCACGTTGCGACGCCCCCGGGAAGTGTGGATCCTTGATCACGCCCCGCGAGTGACGGGGGCACCTGTTAAAACGAAGGAGCGGCTCCGAGACGCCAATCACGGGAGCCGCTCCATCACCCACCAGCCTGAGGAGGCAACGATGAGCGGTCTACAGCCTAACCATGGATCGGACGGCGCGAATCAAATCGCAGAAGCGATCCGAAGAGAAGCACGCACGTCGAGAGTCAGCCAGGCGCGCTACGCGCAGCTGGTCTTTGACCGCTACGGCTGGGAGCCGGCCCGCATCGCCGAAGCCCTCGAGATCACCACCGACCTGGTGGTGCGGCTGATCGCCGCGGACGGCGTCGCGAGATGCGTCGAATGCTCCTTCGGTCTCCACAGTTCCTGCATGGGCGAACTGAACTTCGACCTCGAAGGGACGATCGCTCCGTGCGGCTGCGGATGCCGACACGCCGATCCCGAATTCGAATGTTGACACGACTCCGTTTGCCACCCCTACATTGATGGTTGTACAGGTGTCGGACGCAGGACGCCACACCGATCACTAACCGTTGAAGGCCCCGGAGCAGATCGCTCGCGGGGCCTTCGACGTCACTGGACCTAGCCGGCCCCGACGCGCGCTACCAACACGCGCCGGGACCTAACCCCTCATTCGACGCGAATCGATTGGAGGGCTACGTGGACTCTATCCGCGAGCCCGGACACGGCCCCACCGCCGTCAACCGCCGCAACATCGCCCACCTCCGCGACCAACGCGACCGCGCCGGGCTCCTGCAGCTCGCCGACATCCTCGACGGCCAGACGTTCACCGACGCCGACACGCTCGCCGACGAAGCCCGCGCGGCCGTCGACTGGATCGACGAGACCACTCCGCGCACCTACGAGCTCGGCGACACCAACGGCATCCGCGTCGGCGACGTCCTCCGCTACCAGCACCACGGCAACCCACGCGAGAGCGTCGTCATCGCGACCGACGGCCGCACAGCCACCACCACCCACGGCGACACCGTCGTCCTCTGATCCCTCGACCGGGAGTCCGAGCATCCCACGGCGCCCAAGCGCTGTCGGTGGCGCGCGCCTGCTCCTCCCGGTCGAGGCCCCCGACCGGTGTCAACGCGAGCCCCGCCATGGTCGCGAAGGACTCCCTCTTCGGAACCGCCCGCCAGACTCTTCGGGCGAGGAGTACCTGCACCGCCTTGAGGGGCGCCGCTCACTCCAGCCGGCGCCCCTCGAACACCCCGCGCAACCGCGCCCCCCAACTGCGCCCCGCCCGCCACATCGCGGGGCGCAGTTCATACGCCGGGGCGCAGTTGGGGCGCAGTTGAAAACACCGACCCCGCCCCCATCTGGCCGCGTGATCACGCGGGTAACCACCACCGGGGGCGCAGTGGGGCGCAGTTTTTCGAATCGCTACAGCTCTTTGATTAGTAACTAAGGGACCTGGTTATACGCGCGCACGGCACCACCGACCTGCCCAACCGCTCAAACTGCGCCCCCAACCTCGACCAGGAGGCACGACTACGTGAGCGGCCAGCGCACCAACACCCGCCTCGACCACGAACTCCGCCAAGCCTTCTTCGAGGAAGGCCAGCGACTTGACGCCGCCGGCAACCCCGAAGCGAACTGCTGGCTCTGCCACCAGCCCATCGACTACACCGCAGGCCAAGGCACCACCCCCGACTCCCACAACCTCGACCACTACTTCACCGTCTCCGAGCACCCCGAGCTGCAATCCGACCCTGACAACTTCCGCCACTCGCACACCCTCTGCAACCAGCAGCGCGGCGCCGGCGCACCAGCCCTCGACCTCGGCGAACAGATGCCGCACTGGTGGTGAGTCCTACGCCGGGTCGCGGACGAAGAACAGAAACGCCCGCCCAAGCTTCGAGATCGTATCCGGGCGCGTCGGATCACCCGTGTCGTTGAGCCCATACGTCACCGGCTGCGTACGGACGAGCAAGCCATCGTTCCTCAGGTCGTTGAATGCCGGCATCAACAACCCGTGGGGATCGCCCACCGCTCTCTGGACAATCCCGAAGAGGTCGCGCATAACCCCGCTCTGTTTCCCATCCACGACGGGGAATGATCTCTCCTTCGAGACGAACGCCGGGAGCGGCTCAGCCACTTCCAAAATCCGCACATGCAACTCGCTGTACCTGTCCAGCAGACGCACGAACAGCTCCGCGCGGATCTCTTCAACGTTATCGATGTGAGTGTTGAGCACCGCGTTCCGGAGACGTCGCAGCTTGTCCGGGTCGGCCGTCGACTTCGAGGCAAGGAACGCGCTGCTCAGTACCGCCATGAAGCGCTCCGATGATGCGAGGCTGTCGATGTCAGGAAGTCGACTCCTGCTCTGCAGCTCAGCTATATCGGTGGCGAACCCTTCCAAGACCCTCGACGTGCGCTGTTGCTCCGCGAACTCGATCGGCGCGAGCAGAGCCCGACTGAACAGCGACCCCAAGGGCAACGTCTCGAGTACCGCCGCCACTGTCTGCGCGGCGGCGAACTCGATCGCATCCTTCTTCGACTCCTTCATGGCGTCAACCTACCGGGTGGTCGACTCCCGCCGCCGCTCGAGCCCCCACCCCTCGAAAAATCCAGGAACCCGGCCGGGGGCGGACCACAGCCCGGGGGAGTGGTCCTCTCTCCCCGGCCGTTTTGGGCACCCCCATCGCGCGCACGCGCAAGGAAGTGAGGCATCGCATGGCCGATTCGACCGTCGCCCGCCTCGAGGTCACCTCGTTCGACGTCGCCGCGCTCCAGGTGTTCCATCGCAACCCGCGCCGTGGCGACGTGCGGGCGATCGCCGAGTCGCTCGCGGCGCACGGGCAGTACAGGCCGATCGTCGTCAACGTCGGCACGCACACCGGACGTCCGAACGAGATCCTCGCTGGCAACCACACCTACCTCGCGGCGTGCTCGCTTGGGTGGGCGACGGTGCAGGCGACGACCGTCGACGTCGACGACGCGACGGCTCACCGCATCGTGCTGGCCGACAACCGGCTCGCGGATCTCGGCGCGTATGACGAGGTCGACCTCGTCGCCGCCATGAGCGCCGCTGGAGATCTCTCCGGCACGGGCTACGTCGCGTCGGATCTCGACGAGCTGCTCGCGCAGTTGTCGGTGCCGGTGTCTCTGACGGACCCGGACGATGTGCCGGCGCTGCCGGATGCTGAGTCCGCGATCTCGCGCGTCGGTGACGTGTGGATGCTCGGCCCTCACCGGCTGCTCGTCGGCTCGTCCGGGGACCTCGAGGCGGTGCGCGCGGCGATGCCGGAGGGCGTGCTCTGGGATTGTGTTTGGACGGACCCACCGTACGGTGTCGACTACGTCGGCGGGACGGGTATGACGATCCAGAATGACGGGCCCGCTGCGGCGGTCGCGGTGTCGATCGCGTTCCTCGAGGTGGCTGCGCAGCTCGCTCGACCGGGCGCACCGGTGTACGTCGCTCATGCGGATGTGCTGCGCGTGCCTCTGCAGACCGCGATGGAGAACCTCGGCATCCACTACCGCCAGACCCTGATGTGGGTGAAGGACCGGTTCGTGCTCTCGCGTGCCGACTACCACTACCAGTCGGAGCCGATCCTCTTCGGCGAGGTCGAGGCTGACGTTGAGCGTGACCATGACCCGATCGCCTACGGCTTCACCGCCGGCGGCGAGGGGCGACTCGGCCGAGGCGGTCCGCGCTGGCACGGCGACAACCGCACGTCGACCGTGTTCGACGTGCGTCGCCCGTCGCGCTCCGCTGAGCACCCGACCATGAAGCCCGTCGAGCTCGTCGAGCGCATGCTCGTGAACTCGAGCGCGCCAGGCGCGTGGGTGGCCGATGGCTTCGGCGGATCCGGCTCCACGCTGATCGCCGCCCACCGGCTCGGCCGGAAGGCGTTCCTCGTCGAGCTCGACCCTGCCTATGCCGACGTCATCTGCCGCCGCTTCCAGGAGCACACCGGCATCGTGCCTGTTCGTGACGATGCGCCCGTCGACTTCACCACGGTCACCGCATGACCGAGCGTGAGGCGTGGAAGATCGCGCTCACCCTGTTCAAGGCCGGCGCGACGTACGAAGAGATCGCCCCGAAGGTCGGCGTCAAGACTGCGGCCGCGGCGCAGCGCATCGTCCAGAAGGCGATCGACGCTTCGACGATCGCGCTCGATCAGACCGCGTCTCGGATCATCGACCTCGAGCGGCTCGAGACCCTGCACCGGGTGTATTGGCCGAAGGCTCTCTCCGGTGACGTTGCCGCGTTCGACCGTGTGCAGAGGATCGCGGAGGACCGCCGGCGTCTGATCGGCGAACCGACCCGCGTGAAGAACGCGATCACCGAAGCGCTCGAGAAGTCGCTCGGCGCGCTCGACCTGCAGGACGCCGACGAGGCGCTCGTCGCGTCGTGCCGGCAGGTCGCTCGTCAGATCGATCACGCGGTCGCGAACGGCACTTCGCTCGAGGCGACCAAGGCGCTGTACCTGCTGCCGCATCTGTGGAACGGGCTGCGCGAGCTCGGCGCTACGCCGGCCGCCCGCGCCGCTCTGCAGGCATCCCTCCCGACGCCGGATGCGTCGGCCGAGACGGATGCGCCGAAGGGGGGTCCCGTTGACCTTGGCGACTTCAAGCAGCGGCGTCGCGGAAGCGGGGCCAGCTGACTTCACCGGGCTCGTCGGCTCGGAAGAGCCGCGGCTGTGGACGCGCCCGCTGCGGCCGCTGACTGAGGAGACCTCCCTCGGCTTCGAGGTGATCGAGTTCGCTCGACTGTTCCTGGGCATCGCCCTGTACCCGTGGCAGAAGTGGCTACTCATCCACGCGCTCGAGCTGAACGTCGACGGCACCTTCCGGTTCCGTCGCGTGATCGTTCTCGTCGCTCGCCAGAACGGGAAGAGCCTGCTTGCCGCGGTGCTCGCCGCCTGGTGGCTGTTCGTCGACTCGGACCGCTTCGAGGATCGGCTGCCGCCGTTCCGATTCAAGGTGCTCGGCACGGCGCAGAACCTCGACACCGCGCAGGACGTCTGGAACCTCACCGGGCGCTGGTGCGATGTCGAGAACGACGGGCACGTGGAGGCCCTCGCGAACCTGGTGCAGAAGGTGCAGCGGAAGAACGGCCAGCCCGGCATCTACCTCCGCAACGGCGCCCACTACGAGGTCCGCGCTGCATCTCGAAAGGGAGGCCGCGGCAAGGCGGCGGCACGAGTGCTGATGGACGAGATGCGCGAGCAGCAGACGTTCGACGCGTGGGACTCCGTCGCGCAGACCACCAAGGCCATCTTCAACTCTCAGCTCTGGGGGATCTCGAACGCCGGCGACGTGCGCTCGGTCGTGCTCCGAAAGCTGCGCGCGAACCTGCTCGTCGAGATCGAGGAGTGGCTGGCGCGCGGGCTCGACGAGCTCGAGGCCTACGCGAACGGCGAGATCGCTGCGTCGACGTCGGCGCTGTTCGAGTGGTCGGCCCCCGACGGGTGCGCACTCGACGACGTCGACGCCATCCTTCAGGCGAACCCGAGCATCGGACACGGCGAGATCACCGTCGAGATGTGCCTTCAGGACTCGCGCGACATGCTCGAGGCGAGCTACCGCACCGAGGTTCTCTGCCAGTGGGTCACCTCGAAAGTGCACTCGTTCATCTCGCCGAAGGAATGGCGGCCGCTCCACACTCGCGTTGCCGACATCAAGATCCCGCGCGGCGCCCGGACCGTCTGGGCGATCGACACCTCGACGCCTGACCGCTCCACCACCTGGATCGCCGCGGCGGTCATGACGGCTGATGGGCGACCGTTCACCACCGTGCACGCCCGGCGCGCCGGCATGCTGTGGGTGCCCGACTACATGGCCGAGCTCGCGGACTCATCCGGGCACAAGGAAGTCGTGATCCAGGCCCGTGGCACCGCGGCCGTCGAGTTCATCGAACCCCTCAAGGCCCTCGGCCTGCAGGTGCACGCGCTCGACGGCGGCGAGTTCGCCATGGCGACTGGAAGGATGCGCGATCGCGTCCGCGATCGCCGGCTCGTCGTTCTCGAGCAACCGCCCATCGATCTCGCGATCGAGGGAGGCGTCGTCACCCAGTACGCCGAGAACCTCGCCTGGTCGCGACACAAGTCGCAGCCCGTCGACATCGCCGGCCTCGTCGCAATGACCGAGGCGCTCTACGGACTCGAAGTACTCGAGCCCGCACCGCCGAAGGTCATCCCACCGCCGCCGCCGAAGGCGACGACGCTGCAGCGCGCACGCGGCCTCGACACGACCCGCTCATCGCGGGAGAGCGTCCGCACTCTGCAGTTCTGAAAGGAGGCCCCGAGTGGCCAAGGAAATCGGCTACCAGACGACCTCGCTCCCGACCTGGTCCGCACTCGCCGGCCAGGCGCACGAGACGAACCCACAGCTGGTGTGGCCGCTCTCTATCGATGCGTACGACAAGATGCGGCGGGAGGAACCGCAGGTCGTGTCGGTGCTCCGCGCGGTGATGCTCCCGATCCTCTCGGCGCACTACCAGCTTGACCCTGGCGAGGCTCGCGATGAAGTCGTGACGCGCATCGCCGCTGACCTCGGCCTCACCATCAAGGGCCGCGACCCCGTGCCACCGCACCGGACGAAGGGCCGGTTCTCCTGGCGCGAGTACCTGAGGTTGGCGCTGCTGTCGCTCATCTATGGCCACTCGATCTTCGAGCAGGTCTACGAGCCGGATGCCTTCGGGCTGCTGCGCCTGAAGAAGCTGGCCTGGCGGCCTCCGCGCACGATCTCGCAGTTCATCGTCGCGCCCGACGGAGGCCTCGAGGCGATCACGCAGCACGGGCTCCTGTCCGGCCAGCGCGGCGCGGTGAAGATCCCGATCAACCACCTCGTGGTGCACGTGAACGAGCGCGAGGGTGCGAACTGGATCGGCCAGTCGCTGCTCCGGTCGGCGTACAAGATGTGCGTGCTGAAGGACCGCGTGCTGCGGGTGCAGACGATGTCGATCGAGCGCAATGGCCTCGGCGTGCCGGTGTACACCAGCGCGCCCGTTCCGACGGGCGCGGACCCGGAGGCGCACAAGGACTGGGTCGAGTCAGAGAAGGACGCTGGCCTCCAGATCGCGCAGGACTTCCGCGCCGGCGACGACTCGGGCGCGTCGATCCCGAACGGCGCGAAGCTCGAGCTGCTCGCCCTCACCGGCAAGCTCCCCGACACGAACCGCCCGCTGCAGTACTTCGACGAGCAGATCGCCCGCGCTGTACTCGCTCACGTCCTCAACCTCGGCGGCGACGACTCGACCGGGTCGTACGCTCTCGGCGACACGCTCGAGTCGATCTTCACGAACTCGCTCAACGCCGTCGCGGCGGAGTTCGTCGATGTCACTCAGCAGCACGTCATCGAGGACTACGTCGACCTGAACTGGGGGCCGGACGAGCCCGCACCGCGACTCGTCGTTTCGAAGATCGGCGCTGACACTCCGGTCACCGCAGACGCGATCCGCGCTCTCGTCGACGCGAAGGTCATCACTCCCGACGAAGCGCTCGAAGGTCACGTCCGCGAGCTGATGCGGCTGCCCGCACGGCTCGCCGAGATCATCCCCGACGATGCGTCGCCGGCCGTCACACCTTCGGGAACCGACGAGCTGGTGACCGCGATCGCGACAGCGACGGATGCCGAGCAGGCGCGCTACGCCGCCGAGACGCTGCAGAAGGCATACCTCGGAGTCGACAAGGTGCTCACCCGTCGGGAGATCCGCGAGCTCGTCCGACGCTCCGGCGCGGATATCGACCCCGATGCCGCACCCGATTCCGAGCCGGTCCCGGCTCCCGTAACCCCCGAGGAGGAAGCCGCATGAACCCGTTCAAGCCGAACCGACCGCCGTCCGCTGCGCTCACCGCACGAGCCGAGATCCCGACGCCTGTCGTCGCGAACGGCGTTGCGACGCTTCGGCTCTACGACGTCATCGACGCGTGGGGCGGGGATTGGGGTGTCTCGGCCGGGGAGTTCAACGCCGCGATCGACGCGCTTCCCGACGGCATCACCGAGATCCGCCTTCTCATCAACTCGCCGGGTGGCGAGGTCTGGGACGGACTCGCGATCCTGAACGCGCTGCGCTCGCACCCGGCTCGCACGGTCGCTGTCGTCGAGGGCATCGCGGCATCCGCCGCTTCGTTCGTCGCGGCCGGCTGCGACGAGATGGTGATGTCTCGCAACTCCGAGGTCTACATCCACAACGCGATCGGCTACGCATCCGGCGACGCGGAAGTCATGCGCGCCGCGGCCGAGGACCTCGAGCGACTGGACCGCAACATCGCCTCGATCTACGCGGAGAAGTCCGGCAAGAGCATCGAGTACTGGCTCGCCGAGATGCCGAAGGACCGGTTCATGACCGCCGAGGAGGCGCTCGAGTCCGGCCTCGCCGATCGGATCGAAGGCACTGACGCAGCCGCGCCCGTCGCGCGCGCCCGGTTCGACATGTCGATGTTCGCGCGACCTCGGGGCGATCGCTCGCCGCAGGCCGCGCTCCCTGAACTCCCGAGCTCAACCGAGCCGGGTGACCCCAACCGAAAGGACGATCTCGTGGCTTACGAAGATCTGACGGCTGGCCTCCGCGAGCGGCTCGGTGTGACCGAGACCACCCTCACGGACGAGCAGCTCCTGGCGGCGCTGGACGAGTCTCTCGCCGAGCGCGCAGAACCCGACGAGGCGGCCGCTCCCGCTGCCGAGGCAGCCCCGGCCGCCGCCACCGTCGGCGAGGGCTCCGTCGTCGTCGAGGCGGGCGCGTTCGCCGAGCTGCAGCGACAGGCTGCGCTCGGTGCCACCGCTCATGCGACGCAGGAGACGCAGCGCCGCGAGGGCATCGTGCAGAACGCGATCAACGAGGGCCGCATCGCCCCCGCGTCGCGCGAGCACTTCCTCGCACTGCTCGGCAAGGACGAGGCAGGCACCGTCGCGGCGCTCGCTTCGTTCCCGAAGGGCACCATCCCCGTGGCCGAGATCGGCCACTCCGAGTCGGAAGCCGTGACCGACAACCAGCGCCTGGCCGCGAAGGCCGGCTGGGGCACGCCCAAGAAGGAGGCCTGAGATGGCTGACTACCTGCCCAAGTTCAACCCGGGCGCCCAGGTGCCGCTGACCGTCGGTGCAACGCCGGTCGTCGGCGGACGCCTCGTTGAGGTGTCGACCGCGAACGCGATCGTCCCCTCGGGGGCCGACTCCGCCAAGGTGCTCGGCGTCGCCGCGCAGGACGCGGCTGTCGGCGACCGTGTGACCGTGTTCGCCCGCTCCGGCGGCGTGCACCGGCTCACCGCATCCGGTGCCATCGCTGTCGGTGCTCGTGTGATCTCGGCTGCGGCCGGGAAGGTCGCGACCATCGGCGCCGGCACCAACGCCATCGGCATCGCCCTCGAGGCTGCTGCCGCCGACAACGACGTCATCGACGTCCTGTTCATCTGAGGGAGATGACGTGTCCTACACCTACCCGGTGAAGCACCCCGAGGGGACTCTCACCACCGCGGAGCTGCACCTGCTCCTGTCCAACCCGACGCTCATCGCGCACCGCGTGGCCGAGCTCGCCGACCAGAAGTTCATCGCGGACTTCCTGCTCTCGGGCCGGTTCTCCGGCCAGGGCGGCGGTCTCTTCTACGAGACCGGCGAGCCGATCTTCGCCGACGGAGACCCCGAGGCGATCTCGCCGCTGGGCGAGTACCCGACCGTGGTGCTCGAGTCGGGCGAGGTCGTGTCCGCGCGCACCGTGAAGTGGGGCCTCGACTCCGTGGTCAGCGACGAGAAGATCGCCCGCCAGGGCATCACCTACGTCAACCGCGGCATTACGCGCCTGGTCAACACGGTCGTCCGCCACGTCGACCGCGTCGCGATGGCCGTCATCGCCTCGCGCGTGACGAGCACCTTCGCGTCGGATTCGACGTGGACGACCGCAGGCAAGGCCGTCGAGGCGATCACCACCATCCAGGCGGAGCGCGCCGAGCTCGGATTCGGCATCGACCTCGAGACCGTCGTCCTGCGCCCCGCGCAGTACGCCAAGGTCATCGGCATGCTGATCGACGACAAGGCGCTGCCGCGCGAATCGGGGGAGACGGCCGTCGCCGGCAACCTGCCGGTCAACGCGCTCGGCCTGACGTGGGCGACCACGCCGCACTTCCAGGGTGCGAACCCGCTCCTGGTCGACCGTGAGCAGCTCGGCGGCATGGCCGACGAGGATCTCGGCGGCCCGGGCTACGTCCGCACCGAGGCGTTCGGCGTCGAGGCGAAGACGATTCGCGAGGAGAAGCCTGAGGGCTACACCCTCCGCGCTCGTCGCGTCACCGTCCCCGTCGTCACCGAGCCCCTGGCCGGCGTCGCGCTCACGAACACGGGGCTGTGATGAGTGCGCTCATCGTGACGGCCGCAGTCGCCGTCCTGCCCACTCGTGACGGTCGCGAACAGTACCTCTACCAGGGCGCTGTCTTCGACTCCGAAGCGATCACCGAGGAAGGCCTCGAGCACGCACGTGCTCAGGGTCTGATCGATAACGCTCCCGAGGTCGTGGAGGAGGAGCCCGTGGAGGCTGCGTTCTCGCAGGCCGACGTCGACGCCGCGGTGAAGACCGCGGTGGACGCGAAGGACGCCGAGCTCGCCCAGGCCCGCAAGGCCGTCGAGGAGAAGGCGCGCGAGGTCACCGCCGCGGCGAAGCAGCTCGAGGCCGACACGTCGGCCTTCGAGGCCGCACAGGCCGAGGCCAAGAAGGTAGACGCCGCGAAGGCGTCGGCCGCGAAGACCGCTGCCGCGAAGCAGCAGTCCTGACGAAAGGGGGCGGTGATGCCCATCACGCATTCCGATATCACGACGGACGAGGACCTCGGCCGTCGGGTGCTGGTGCGCGCCGGCATCATCGCCCCCTGCCTCGCCACGCTCGACCCGGCGACCGAGGCGGGGAAGAACGCGATCGCGATTCTCAAGGGTGTGATTGCCGAGCTCCCCGCCGCGGGATCCCGGCGGACCAGGGCCCTCAGCCGCAACGGCACCTCGATGTCGTTCGCCGCGATCGATGCAGCGTTCGACGCCGACGCGCGCCTCTCTCTGCAGGCGATCTGTGGCCTCGCAACCAGCGCCACGCTACCGGCGGGGCGCTTCCCGAAGAGCCGCCCGCTCCAGGGCCTCTGGCCCACGGAGGACTACTCGTGAGCTGGCCGAGCTGGTTCTTCTTCCCTCACGTCGTCGAGGTCCAAGACCTCACCGGCTCCGGAGGCATGGGCCAGACCTTCGGGTCGAAGCGGAATGTCGACGCCGAGGTCATCGACGAGCGCTCGCTCGTCATCGGCCCCGACGGGCGCGAAGTGGTTTCGAACACGCGCGTCACCGTGCCACTCGACGCGAATGTGACTCTCGGCTCGAAAGTGACCGTCTGGCCCGGCGGTAGCGCCGAGCGACAGGCGAAGGTCGTGCGCGTCGGTCGCGACGAGAACGACCCGCCGCTGCCATCGCACCTCGTGCTCTACCTGACCTGATCGGAGGCCTGTCGTGAAGATGGAGAAGCCGCTCCTGTCGATCTACGAGAAGGCCGCGCAGACCGCGATGCGGCGCGCAGGCCGACAGGTCCTGGCGACAGCGAAGGAGAGAAGCCCGACCCTCACCGGAGAGTCCGACGAGTCCGGTTTCGTCGCCACTGACGACCTCACGGTTCAGGTGGGGTTCACCTCGCTAGTCTCCCGGCTCCAGCACGAGGACCTCGACAACAAGCACCCGCAGGGTGGCGAGCCGAAATTCCTCGAAACGGCATCCGACGAAGTCGACATGGAGCAGATCGCGGCGGAAGAACTGCGGAAGGGGCTCGGCGCGTGAACGACTCCACCCTCACTCGTCTCGTCTGCTCGCTGCTCGCCGACCTGCCTGGGTGGGAATGGCGACCGCTCGGCCCCGACTACCAGGACGACGAGACCGCGATCTTCTACGGCGCCATCGACGCCACCCCCGACCGAGCGATCGGCGCCCGCGTCTACTCCGGCACTGACGATCCCGTGAAGGTGCTCTCGTCTCGCCGTATGCAGCTCCGCTTCCGGGGCCGCCCCGGACGCGTCGACGACGCCGACAACATGGCGGACCTTGCTTTCCTCCGCCTCCAAGGGGTCTCCCGAGTGGGAGGCATCAGCGGTATCCGCCGCGAATCCATGTCGCCTTCCACGGCAGACGACACCGACCGCCAACAGCGGACGGACAACTACACCCTCATCCTCGACAATCAGGAGGCATCACCATGAACAAGGTCCCCCTTCCCGCCGGCGCGACACTCGGAAAGTCCTTCGAGTACGGCCTCGACCTGAACCTCGCCACGACGCTGGCGCCGTTCTGGCAGCCGTTCCGCCGCATCAGCGGGTTCCAGCCCACGCCGACGCCGACGAGCCAGGACGCCCAGACCTACGACGACCGCGGTGCGCCGAACAGCGACATCACCGGGTGGAGCATCAACCTCGCCTTCGTCGCGCAGGTGAACCGCATCCTCTCGACCGGTCTCTATCTGCCGGAGGTCGAGGCGATCCTCGCGCGCACCGGCCCCGAGTCCACGGGCGAGCTCGCCGTCATTGAAGCGCGCTGGTATCACAAGCCCGCGCTCGGTGCCCCGAACCCGACCGACGCAGGCCAGGGGTTCTTCACGGTCTCCGCGCAGCGCCAGAACACCGGACCGGCGGGTGAGATCGAGCAGCTCGCCATCACCCTCACCGGCAAGGGCGAGTACTGGAAGATCCCGAACCCGTTCGTGGGCTGGGACGTGGAGAGCGCGCCGACCATCAGCGGCATCACGCCCGCCGGTGCCCTGTCCAACGAGCTCGTGACCATCACGGGCACCGGCCTCGTCGAGGCAACCTCGGTCACCTTCGATGGCCTCCCCGCCGTCGACTTCCTCGCGCTGAACGGCGCGACGATCGTCGCCACCCTCCCGGAGGACACCGCCGGGCCCGTGCCCGTCGTCGTCACCACCCCGGCCGGCGCCGCGACGGCATTCACCTACACGCGAGGGGAGTGACCCATGGCATCCGCTTCCGACTTCGAGTCGTGGGCGGAGCCTGACCTCGTCATCCCGCTGGGCGGTCAGACCTTCCGGGTCCGGCCGCCCAGCGTGGACGACGCTGCGAAGGTTCTCGCTTGCGCTGTCCGCGGCGAGGTCAACCTCGGCATCGTCAAGGGAGAGATCCCCGACGAAGTCCAGGCGGTGCTCGACACCATCGGCCCGGACGATCACCCAGCTCTCGGCGAGACGTACCAGGAGATGAAACAGGCAGGCCTGTCGCCGGTCACGATCGACCGCTTCGGCTACTACGCCGTCTTCTACTGGGCGCGGGGTGAGGAGTACGCCGACACGCTCGCCCGTCTGCTGTTCACGCCGCGCGTGACCGACAACCTGTTCCCCGACGACGGCGGTGAGGCGAGCCCAAAAGACTGATGACGGTCGAGGACTGGGCGGAGTACGGCGTCGGCGAGCCTGACGCCGACGGCATCTACCCCGACTACCGGATGCCGCCCGCTGAGGTGCGCCCGGAGCCCACCGCGCCCGTCAACACTTCGGTCCCCGACATCGACCGGTCCTGGCTCGCGATCGTGACGCATTGGCGGCTCGTCATCGCCGACCTGGCGCAGTACTTCCAAGTCGACCTGTACGACCGCACCGTCCGCGCCCGCCCGTGGATGGGCGTGCGAACGATGATCTTCGCCCTACTCGAGATGCCGGAGTCCCGGCTTCGGAGGGCGCTCACCCGGAGGTGAATCCGCATGGCTCTTCGCGCCGCCGAGATCGAATCGCTCTTCACCGCCGACCTCTCGCAGATCGCGAAGGCTGAGAAGACGATCAAGGACACCGGTGAGCGGATCGAGAAGAAGCCGATCAAGGTCGACGCCGACGCGAAGGGCGCACTCGACGGCATGGACCGCGTCGAGGAGGCCGCTAAGCGCATCGTTTCGAAGGACACGATCGCAACCGTCGACGCGAACATCGAGCGCGGCGAGAAGTCACTCGACCGCGTCCAGAAGCGTCTCGACTATCTCCACTCGGTCGAGACGACGATGGACGTCAAGGCGGACATCTCCCGAGCCGAGGCCTCCCTCTCGAAGGTCTCGCGCAATCTCGACGGGCTGAAGGCCGCCCGAGCCACCATGGAGGTGGACGCCGACACCTCGAGTGCCGAGGCCGAGCTGAAGCAGCTCCCGGACAAGGCGAAGGGCGCGGGCGACACCGCAGGCAAGGGATTCGTGGGGTCGCTGGATGCCGCCACTCGCGGTGCTGGTGAGAAGGTCGGCTCCGCGGTCGGCGATGGTGTCGAGGAGACGCTCATCAAGGCGCTCTCGGCCATCCCTGTCGCCGGCGGCATCGTGCTCGCGGGTGTGGCGATCGGCAAGGCGATCACCTCCGGGATCGAAGACGGCCTGAACGTCGAGGTCCAGTTCGACCGGCTCGAGGCACTGACCGGCATCTCCGAGACCGATGCGCTCCGCTTGGGGCGTGCGGCCGGCGAGGCGTATGCGAACGTGTTCGGCGAGTCGATCGAGTCGAACATGGACACCACGCGGCTCGCTCTGCAGTTCCGAATCATCGACCCGGCTGCGACGACGCGGGACGCACAGCTCGTCATCCAGGGACTGTCCGGCATCGCCGACGTGCTCGGCGAAGAGGTGCAGCCGGTCGCCGCCGCGACGGCGTCGATGCTCAGCTCCGGCGTAGCGAAGTCCTCGAAGGAAGCGTTCGACATCCTCGCGACCGGCGCCCGCAACGGTGTCAACCGGGCAGAGGACTTGCTCGACACCTTCACCGAGTACCCCGCCCTGTTCGCCCGTCTCGGGCTGTCCGGTCCCGAAGCCCTCGGGCTGATCAACCAGGGACTGGCGGCCGGCGCGCGTAACAGCGATCTCGCCGCCGACGCACTCAAGGAATTTCAGATCCGAGCGACCGATGCCTCAGAGGCGTCCGCCGAGGGATTCAAGGCCCTCGGCTTCGACGCCGAGGTGATGACAGCGAAGATCGCCCGTGGCGGTCAGGAGGCCCGCGACGGCCTGCAGGAGGTCCTGCAGAAGCTGCGCGAGACCGAAGACCCGGTGGTGCGGAACGCGGCCGCCGTGGCCCTCTTCGGCACGCAAGCGGAGGACCTCGGATCCGCACTCTTCGCGATGGATCTGTCGACCGCTGTCGATCAACTCAACGGCGTCACCGGATCTGCGCAGAAGATGTTCGACACCCTGGCAGGGAACGATGCAACGAAGATCGAGCAGGCTCAGCGCAACATCGAGGTCGCAGCGGACGGCATCAAGGGTGCCCTCGCGGGTGCATTCTCGGAGCCACTCGGCGACTTCGCTGACTGGGTATCCCAGAACCGGGGCCCCGTGCTGCAGTTCTTCTCCGACCTGATCAACGGGGCGATCGACTTCGGCATCTCATCGACGGAGGCGTTCGGGTCGTTTGTCTCCGGGCCACTCGCTGAGGCGGTCGAGGGGATCGCTGGCATCGTCGACTTCTTCAACGGTGCCGAGGGGCGGCCGAAGGAACTTGACGACCTCGCCGCCAGCATGCGCGACTTCGACTCCACGACGGACGACGCCGTGAAGACCCTCGAGGGCATGCGCTCCGAGTTCAACGGATTCGCCGACGGGCAGATCGCGCTCGGCTACGTCAACGACGCAGCACTGCGCACCGCCGACGCCGTGTCGAAGGTCGGCCTCGCCGTCGACGGCACACGCTTCTCGATGGACGAGCTCGACACTTCGAACCTCTCAGCGACGTCCTCCGGACAGGCGCTGCTCGAGCAGCTCGATGCGTCGGCCAGTTCGCTATGGTCCGAGTACGAAGCGGCGATCGCGGCGGGGGAGTCGCAGGACAACCTGCAGGCTCGGTACGAAGGTACCCGCGCGGCTCTGATGGACCAGCTCACTGCAATGGGGCTGACCCAGGAGCAGGCGCAAGCGCTCATCGACACTGTGCTGCAAACGCCCGATGAGGCATCGACGTACTTCTCGTCGAACGCACCGCAGGAGAAAGCAAAGGTCGACGAGCTCAACCAGCGAGTGATCACCCTGGCTGACGGGTCTGTCGTCGTCTACGCGGACACCGCGCCGGCCCAGGGGAGTCTCGATCGGTTCATCACGCTCAACAACGGCAAGAGGCTCATGCTCTACGCCGGTCTCAACATCGAAGATCCCGCCGGGCGTTACGCGAACGGCGCGATCGTCGAGTTCATGGCCAGCGGTGGTATCCCTGGGACGACGCCGATGGCGTCGTTGGCGCAGATGGTGCCGCCCAACACGTACCGGGTGGTCGGTGACCGCTCGGACGTCGACGAGCTCTATGCGCCGCTGGACGGATCTGCGAGGTCCTGGTCCCTGCTCATGGAGGGATTCCGGCGGATGCCGGGGTCACCTCCGCTGATGGGGTCGGGCGACGTCATCGGGCCGAGCACGTCGCGCACAACGCCACTGGCCGATGGTCAGCGCGTCGTGCTCGTCGTCGGTGAGCAGGAATTCAACGGGTACGTCACAGCACAGGCCGGAGCCGTTGCGGCCGAGCGGGGGCGTCAAGTCGCGAGCGACATTCGCGGGCGGAGGAGGCGGGACTCGTGAGCTCTCTCACACCCTTCACGGACATGGCGCCCGTTCCTCGGGTTCTGATCGACGTACCGATCTCGGAGTTCCCCGCAGGGGCGGCGACCGTCACGGTCGTCCGCCTCTGCGAGGGGCGCACGATGGAGGTGCGGGGCGGGAAGCGACTTCCAGTCACGTCGCCCATCATCCTGGTGGACCCAGAACCCGGGTTCGGGGTCGCCAACGCATACACGATCATCGGTCGCAACTCGACGGGCGACGTGGTCGGCTCGTGGCCGATCGGCTCTGTCGTCGTCAATTGCGACCGGGTCGTCATTCAGCAGCCACTCGACCCTCAACTCGCAGTCGAGGTGAAGCGGCTGGCTGGGATGGCGGCAACGTTGACGCGCGAGACACCCGGAAGCCTGGTCTATCCACAGGGCGAGGGACTACCCGGGTTCGTCGGGCTGGGGCCGCGTCAGGGGCTAAAGGATGTTCCGCTGCTGATCCGAGTCGAGTCGACAGCGGACGCGGACATGCTGCAACGGACCCTCGGAACGTACGGCGATGATCGGCAGTTGCCGATCTGGCTGGTTCGTACCCCTCCTGGTCAGCGGCTTCCGAGGATCTTCTTCTGTCGGGTGCGGGAGCTCGAGGAGCTCGATAGCTCCTGGTGGTCCGACCGGGTGCAGTTCCGCACCTCGGTGACAGAGGTGCGTCCTCCTGCGGTCAGCGTCTCCGGAATCGCACTCACACATTCGGACATGAAGGTGTTCTTTGCCACGCACACGCAGGTGAAGGCACGCTATGCGACGCACTCCGATATCAAGCGGGATACGTCGTTGATCGGAGCGGCAGATGCGTGATGTCTCCCAAGCAATGCGGGAGGTCCTGGACGATCTCGACTACTCCGTTGACTGGGTCGCCGATCTGAACTACGACGACATCCCGCTCGCTCAGAACCTGCTTCTTGATGCGCCCCGATTCTCCTGGGATGCCGGCAGTCAGATCCAGGGGAAGGGCTCATGCACGATCCTCTGGGATGACATCTTCGAGCAGTCGATCGTTCCACGACAGATCGGTGACCTGTTCTCACCGTTCGGCGCCGAGTTGCAGGTCGACGTCATCATCTCGGCGGGCGACTTCCGGGAACGCGTCTCGATGGGCCGGTTCGTGTTGGACTCCGTCCCATCGGCGGTCGAGTATGCGATCCAGCATCCTCACGGTGGTCGCCCGGTGGTGGTCGAGTCGACGGTTCAGCTTGACCTCGCCGACTACTTCCTTCGCATCTCACGAGATCGGTTCGCGTTCCCTGCGTCGCCGAAGTCTGCATCGATGTGGGACGAGGCACAGCGGCTGACCGGACTGCCCGTGTTCCGATCGATCCCCGACCGCACTCTGCCGACTGCGATCACCTACGACGAGGACCGGCTCGACGCGCTCGACAAGGTGTTCGGCCCCTCGAATGCGTGGCCGGCGCTAACCCCGAACGGTGCGCTGACGGCGATGCCGAAGACCTGGCCAGCCCCGGTCGGACGCATCAGCCGCGTCATGTCCGCGCCTCTCGAGATGCGGTCCGAGAACGTCTACAACCGTGTGGTCGTCGAGGGCAAGAACCCTGACCCGTCCGGGCCGGTGCTCCGCGCGGTGGTCGAGATCAGGGACGGATACCTGCGGGTCCGCAACCGTGACGGCTCCCGCTCGCCGTTCGGCGGGAACACGTACTTCTACCAGTCGGACATGCTCACGACTCAGCAGCAGTGCCAGGCGTACGCCGAGGAGCTCCTGCCGCAGGTGTCCCGGATTCGTTCCGTGACCCGGCGCCTCGTCGAGCCGTTCAACCCGCTTCGGGAGCTCGGGGACGTGTACGTCTTCGCCGACCCGACACGTGGCGGCGAGGAATCCACGGTGCGGGTTCGCGGCATCGAGCACAGCGGCGCGCAGACCGTGACCACGGTGGAGGTGAAAGCGTGACTGACGAAGCAGACGCTATGGCAGGACGGTTCGGCGATACGCCGCGGGTGCTGCTCCGCCGTGGCGTGTTCGCTGGCGTCAGTTCGGGCATCGCGCTCGTGGACATGGGTGACTCCCGGTTCGCGTGCGACTGGGGCACCGGGTACGTCCCAACCCTTGGGGAGACCGTGCAAGTGCTGACGGTCAACGACCGACACGTCCTGCTCCCAGCGAAGGCGCTTCCCGGCACGGGCACGGTGATGACGACCAGCGCCGTGCTCGTCACTGTGCAGACGATGGCCGGCACGTTCTCGATGCCGTTCGTCGGAGCGGCCCCCACGTCGGGGCAGATCGTCGGCCTCTCCTGGTCCGAGCAACCGTTCTGCATCGGCGCACTGTCCGTCCAGCCGAAGCCACCCGATCCGGTCCCCAACCCCGGAGGCGGCAACCTCCGGTCGGCGACGTTCCAGATCCTCGACACTGGATCACACAACGTCGGCTCGTCGAACTACTGGCAGGCCCAGCCCTGGGCGTCGAACTCGACGTTCGGCGGCTGGTTTTACGGCACTCAGATCGCCGACACGATCCCGGCCGGCGCGACCCTCGCGTCGCTCGAGTTCTACGTCTCCTGGCAGTCGCGGTTCGGCGGGTCGCCGAACTTCGGTCTCCACGGGCTCGCGAGCAAGAGCGGGCAGCTGTCGTTCAACAACGTCGCCGCCTGGAATCCGGACAGCGGATGGCAGACGCCGCCGAACGCCGCCGCATGGTTCGCCGCGCTGAAGGCGGGCGGCGGCCGCCTCGGCGTCGGCCTCAGCCACGGCGGGTTCAACAAGTTCTCATCCCGCGCGCAGGACGCGATGTCGGGAGCACTTCGCATCAGTTGGAGGTCATGATGGGCAGCACCAAGATCAACGGGAAGCGCATCTTCGATGACGTGTACGCCTTCCCCCAGGACTCGCAAGCGCTCGCGGACGACATCTGGGACGCGTATGTCACCCGCATCGGCACCGCCTCGGCACGCGGCCTCATTCCACCGGGCGAGCTCCGTGACGGGATCGTGTTCCGGGAGACGGATACGGGCCTGATCTGGCTCCGAGATGCGGGGGACTGGAAGGTCATCGGCGGTCGCACACCCTCCGCGCTGATGCGCCGCACCGCGACGACTCTCAGCGCCGCGACCGGCGACTACCGCAACATCTCCGCAACCGCCGCATGGTCCGCGACAGGCGGGCAGATGCGAGGCGGCATGTCCTACAACAACGGCATCATCGTCCCCATCGATGGCTGGTACGAGGTGGGGTGGGCACTGCGTGGGCTTGATCCCGCCCCAGCCACGATCGTCGGCATCGCGGTCAACAAGGACACCGGCGTCGGCGGTGACGACATGTGGGCCATCGGGCACATGCTCGTCAACATCGTCACGATCGGAACGGCATCCGCGAGGGTCAAGCTCAACGCGAACGACAAGCTCACCCTCTTCGCGTACGCCTCTTCCGGGACAACGACGATCGTCCCGAACCCGTCTGCTGGAAAAGTCCAGACATCCCAGTGGGGCGCCCGCTGGGTGGAAGCGGCATAGGCCGTCGAAGCGCCCGATCTCAACGATCTCTTCTCGAGAGGACAACCATGAACTGTCTGTGGCCGAACGGCTCCCGCACCCAACCCCACATCTCTTCGGGCTACGGGCCGCGAAAGGCACCTGTCGCCGGTGCATCCACCTTCCATCGCGGGACGGACTTCACTGGGTGGAGCGGAATCCGTGCGATCGCCGACGGCACAGTCGTCGCAGTCGGCACCCCTTCTGGATGGGCCGGAGGTGGGTTGCAGGTCTGGGTTCAGCACAGCGGGTTCATCGCGCGCTACCTGCACCTGTCGTCTTGGTCGGTGCGTGTCGGGCAGGCTGTTGTCGCGGGGCAGAACCTCGGCGTCATGGGTAAGACCGGCAACGTGAGCGGCGTCCATCTGCATCTCGAGATCGCGCCCGGTGGGGGCGCCCAGGTCGACCCGGTGCCGTTCTTGCGTGCGCGCATCAGCGCCGCAGCATCCGGCGAGTGGCCCGCACGCGCGCGCTATGGCGAAGCGCACGTGCGCGCCGTGCAGGAGAAGGCAAACCGCCTGGGCGCGACGCTCGACGTCGACGGCAAGGACGGTCCCTCCACTCAGGCATGGGTGCGGGCGTTCCAGGGTGCCCACGGCCTCACTGCGGACGGGGTCGCGGGACCGCTCACCGTCACTGCCATCGACGTCGCGCTGCTTGCCGCCGGCGGGAAGCTCGACGTCGATGGGAACTTCGGACCGGCGTCCATCGCAGCCCTCCAGCGCGCGCTCGGCGTCCGTGTCGATTCCCAGATGGGACCGATCACCGTATCGGCCCTGCAGGCCGCGCTCGGCGTCACCGTCGACGGCTCCGCGGGACCCGCGACGGTGCGCGCGCTGCAGACGATGCTCGGCGTCGCCGTCGACGGTCGCTGGGGACCTGACACGACTCGTGCCCTGCAAGCGTGGCTGAACGCGGGCAAGGCCATCACGAAGCCTGCGCAGCCGAGCGGGCCGAAGATCGGCCGCAACGCGACCAGCCGACCCACGGCAGATATCCAGCGTCTCGTCGGTGTGAACCCGGACGGTGACTATGGTGCCGACACGACTGTGAAGGTCATCGCATGGCAGGCCGCGAACGGCCTCGACGCAGATGGCGTGTGGGGGCCGGCGAGCGACGCGAAGGGCTTCCCGTCGACGCCGCTCCCAGAAGCGCCCAAGCCCGCGACGCGCACGGCCACTTACCCGGCCTCGAAGGCGGGTTATACCTCGCCGCTCACTTCGGACCGTGCGGCCGGCGACGTCATCCGTCGCCTCATCGTGCACCACTGCGCCGCGACAAGCGACCAGCTCTCGTACTTCCTGACGAAGAATGAGCGCGGGTCCGCGCCCACCTGGTACGTCCGTTCCGACGGGTCGGTGATCGAGACAATCGCGCCGGCCAAGAAGCCCTCGTCGACGAGCTCGGCGAACAGCGGCTCGGTGGCGATCGAGACTCAGAACACCAGCGGCGCACCTGCATGGGGCATCAGTGAAGCTTCCCACGAGGCGATCGCGAGCATCGCGGCCTGGCTGTCTCGGCAGACGTCGCTCGACGGCGTCCCCGTCGAGTTCGTCCTCGACCGCGCGCACCTCATCGGGCACAACGAGGCCGGCGTGAACGCGACCGCATGCCCGGGGCCGAGCATGGACCTCGATCGCATCGTAAAGCGCGCCCGAGAGATCGCCGCGCCGCCCGTCACACAGCCGGAGCCGGTGCAGGTAGACCGCTCCATCCTGCAGGGCTGGTTCGACAAGCTCAAGCAGCTGCTGGGCGGAGGGAGTTGATGCGCGGGCAGAACGTGCGGCACGGGCAGAAGCGGCGGATGCCGTGGTCCATCCGTGTGCCGATCGCCTTCCTCGTCGTGCTCATCCCGATCACGGCGGTCATGCTCTGGATCTGGATCGATGCGCTCGTCGGCTGACGCGCGGCATCACGGTCACCACGGAGGGGACTCGCATGGACTGGTGGGTCGCTCCACTCGTCACCGTTCTGGTGGCACTCATCGCAGCCTCCGGCGTGTGGGCAGGCGTCCTGCTCACACGCCGGTACCAGCTGCTCACCCGACAGGATGCCGAGCGCGCTGCAAACGAGAAGAGACATCGCGAGACGCAGCAGCAGAAGCTCCGAGCGGTGAGCTACGCGTCGCGGCTGCGCGCACACATCGAGCGCGGCGATCCGCCGCCTCCCGAGGATTGGCCGGAGGGGATCTATGACTGAGTCGAGGAAGCGCCGTTTCGGCGTCGCGCTGTTGCTCATCCTGTTGAACTCGTTCGCGATCATCGGCGTCATCGTGCTCGGCGTCGTCGCGTTCCAGCAGAGTGAGCGCGCGGCGACCGCCGAAGCGCAGGCCGCCGCCGAGTCCGAGCAGCGAGGGCAGGACATCGAAGCGCTGCGGGACCAGGTCTACGAGCTCGGCGAGACGCCCGTCGTCGCATCGCCCACGCCCTCCCCTTCGTCCCCGCCGTCGACCCGCGATGGTCGGGACGGAGAAGACGGACAAGACGGCCAGGACGGGCAGAACGCCACCCCGGCTCAGGTTGCCGTGGCCGTCGCCGAGTGGTGCGCGGCGAACGGTAACTGCATCGGCGCGACCGGCCGCCCGGGAACGAACGGCAACGACGGCCGCGACGGCCAGGACTCCGTCATCCCCGGACCGATGGGACCGCAGGGTCCCGCAGGACCGGTGTGCCCCGATGGGTACACCGCCAGCACCGTCTGGGTCGCGATCGCCGATTCCGCGGACGGAACCTTCGCACCCCAGCAGGCGACCATCTGCCGCATCACATCCGCGCCGAGCCCGGCGCCGACCGAATCAGGAGAACCGACACCATGACCAAGCTCACCAACCGCGCCTGGTGGAAGGCGGCCGCGCTCCGTGGCATCTACACCGCCGTGGCGATCGCACTGCCGTACGTCGGTGGCGCGCTCATAGCCGAGATCGCCTGGCTCACCGCGGCCTCCGCTGCGGTGCTCGGCTTCCTGGCATCGATCGCCACGTCGCTCGCTGGCCTTCCCGAGGCCGAGGGTGTCGACCTGCCGTGGTGGCTCGCTGCCGTCGAGCGAGTCGTGAAGACGTTCGCCCAGGCTCTCGCCGCCGGATTCCTCGGCGCGACGCTGCTCACCGATGTGGCATGGTCGACGGTCATCCAGGCCGCCGCGATCGCCGCTCTCACCTCGCTGCTGCGCTTGATCCTCTCAACGCTGCCAGCCGACCCGACTCCGACCATCGCCATGGTCGAGACCGTCGACAGCACATGGACCGCTGAACCGCAGACGGCACCCGACCTCCGCGCCCAGGTTCGCGAACATCAGGACCGCACATTCCCCTGAGATCGCCTCTCACGACGAAAAGACCCCCACCTAGCCTTCGGGCCGGGTAGGGGTCTTTCGTCGTTTGCGGGGAATCAGCGCGTTGGCGGAGCCTGCTGCTCAGGTCGAGCTGCGAGGATGCTCCAACGGGTGGGCGGCAATCCCTGGTCGCGGCGAGCCTGTTCTGCGTTCGCCTCGAGCACGCCGGCACGTACGGCCGAGACGACGAGGCGGTATCCGATCCAGAGAACGAGGGCGGTCAGACCGAGCGCCAGGATCAAGATGATGAGCGGCCAGATGATGAGCATTTCGAACACGGGGCTCCTGTCGGGGACGTAGTAGGTCTCTTGTTCGTACGGTAGTGGGGCCGGACGGTGTCCGCCTTCATTGCGTCGCTGGGGTATCAGGGACCTCATACCACGTCTTGTCTCTTGGGTAGTCGCCAGTGTCCACCCAGTGGGAGAGGCGACGCCGGAGAGCCAACTTCGCCGCGACGTGATCCCAGAAGGTCTCCGGCGAGACGTTGCGGCCAGCGTCGTCTCGTTCGACGCGCTGGTAGAACTCGGCAAGCTCAGCACCCTCTATCTCCACCCACTGCAGGACGGGGGCGTCGTGTCCGAATCCGTTCTCGACAGAGGTCATCACCATCGCGTCGTGTTCGTCGGCCGGGTGGCGTCCGGTTTCAACGACGTCGATGTAGGTGAGCATCGCCTGGTATAGGCGGAAGCGCCGTTGCCGCGCGTCGAGTCGTTCCTGTGCGTCATGAACTTCCTTCTGCAGGCGGTGCGCTTCCATCTGCAAGGCGTTTCCGCGCTTCGTCTGCAGGAGCGCGAGAACCGTCAGCACGATCGTAACTAGGGCGCCAAGGCCCGCGATCAGCGTGTCGAGTGTGAGGGTCCAGGATCCCGGGTTGGCAGCTGACGGGGGAGTGGTGGCTGCCAGGACGACGGAGACGATGAGCATCTCACAACCCTAGAGTGGAGCTGTGCCCGACCACGCTCGGCGTGCGGTGATCGGGCATCGACCGTCGGTGCTGGCCGAGCGCGATCCACGGGTCCAAGCCTGGAAGCGTGCGTAGCGCCGTGGTGAGCGTGATGATGTCGGCGTCCTCGAAGTAGCCCACCCACGTTCCTACGGACTCGGCGAGAATGTCGTCGCGGTCACCGGCTGTCGCGAGCAACTCTGCGATCACGGGTGCAGGGTCGACGGTGTACCGGTTGCGGGAGCAGATCGCGTCGAGCGTGACGCTCAGAGCGACGTCGGGGGAGAGTCCTCGTGAGGGCAT